GGACGTAACGGGGAAGGAATTAGATATTCCCACGCTGGTGCCGACGTTGACGAAGGATGAAGTCAAGTCTTTGCTGGCTTCTGACGGGGATAAGATCCCCGATAGTATCGCAGCGAAAGCGATTTCACATGCGCGTCAGCGGCTTGCCCAGAAGCGTCCGGTCTTTGCCGACGAGGGCGAGCAGCAATACCATATCTATCCTGATCTCAAGCGGGTCGATGTGCCGACGGCAGGATTCAATGATGCCGTCATCAAGCCGATGGCTGGTCACGAATCAGGCGGCTACGACTGGCGCAAGGCCAAACGCTGATGGCTGAGAATCCCGGCCGCCCCCTCCCGGCGCGTCAATCCAGCGACTCCGCAGAGGATGATGCGCTGCTCGTGGAGCTCCGCGAGCGGTATACCTACGCCCTTGACCAGTGGAAGCCGATCCGTGATGCCGCCAAGGAAGACATGCGGGTGGTCGGTGGGGACCCATGGGCGCCGAAGGACCGCCGGGCTCGAGAAGATGCTGGCCGGGTCTGCCTGTCCCTGGACGAGCTGCACCAATACTTCAACCAACTGATCAACGAGGTTAGAGCCAACCCACGGGCGCCGAAGTTTGACCCCACGGGCAACGGGGCGAACGCACAGACGGCTGAGTTCTATCAGGGCAAGATGCGGGAGATTGAGTATCGCTCCCAGGCGCAGATTGCCTATACGACCGCCTTCCAGAACGCGGTGCATCAGAGCTACGGCTGGCTGCGGTTTAACACCAAGTATCAGCCGAAGGGCTTCGTGCAGGACCTGTGGATTGACAGCATTGAGAATCCCGACCTCGTGCTGTCGGATCCCGATGCGTTGCGACCGTCCTCGAGCGACCAGAGTTACCTGTTCTATCTGCAGTCGCGGAGCATCAAGGAGTTTCGGCGGGAGTTTCCCAAGGCGCAGGTGACCAACTTCACGCCTGAAGTGGTGAGTCAGGCACCGGCCTGGATTACCCCTGAGCGGGTGCAGGTGGCGGAATACTGGGTGGTCGAGCCGGTCACGAAGGAACTGGTGCTGCTGCAGCTCCCGAACGGACAGACGCAGGGCTTCTACACCGATGAGCTCGAGCAGATGCCGACGAACGGCGCCAAGGTCGTGGACCGCCGGCAGGAGCAAGTGCCTGAAGTCTGCATGTATCTGACCAATGGGGTCGAGATTCTGAAGAAGCCGGGGCAAGAGAAGCGGCAGCGGTGGGCAGGCAAATACATCCCGTTTGTGTCGTGCTTCGGGATGGTGATCTATGTGGATGAGGGGTCGGGCCCGAAGCGCAAGATCCTGAGCATGACCCGCTTAGCGCGGGATCCCTACATGCTGTATTGCTACTACCGGACGTGCCAGGCGGAACTCGTGGGGATGACCCCGAAGATTCCCTACTTCGTGCGGCGAGGGTCGCTCAAACCTGATCAGTTAGCGAACCTTGCGAAGTCACTCCACGAGCCTATTTCGGTCATTGAGGTCGAGGCGTTCATCGACGGCATGCCCGGTCAGGCGCCCGAATTTCCCGTTCGCAACCCGTACGAGCCGTTCATCCAGAATCTGGAGATTGGCGCAGAGTCGGCGCGGCGGGCGATTCAGGCCGCGATGGGGATCAGTCCGTTGCCGACGCAGGCCCAGCGCCGGAACGAGAAAAGCGGCATTGCGCTGCAGCAGATTGAGTCCTCGCAGCAGAAGGGGTCGTTCCACTTCATCGACCATTACAACGAGATGCTGCACCAGGGCGCGGTGATTGTCGAAGACCTGATCCCGAAGGTCTACGATACGCCCCGAGAGGTCGGGGTGCGGGACGCGAAGGACAACGCCAAGACGGTCAGCATCAACAATCCCCAGATGGCCCGCAAGGGGGACATGCCGAACGGCGTGGCGGGGGATCATACGGTGACTATCTCGGAAGGCCCAGCTTTTGAGAGCCAGCGGCAGGAGGGGGCGGCGTTTACCGATACGCTCGTCAGCAATCTGCAGATGATTGCCGGCGTGGCAGGTCCGAAGGTGGCGGCGGCCGTGCTCGGGCTGGCGGTGAAGCTGAAGAATCTGGGCGAGATTGGCGATGAGATTGCCAAGATTGTGACGCCTCCCGAGTATGCCGAGCAGGACGGGCAGGACAGCCAGATTCCGCCCCAGATCAAGGCGGCCCTGCAGCAGATGGGGCAAGAGAACCAGCAACTCAAGCAGGCCATTGAGTCCAAGGTGGCGGAGAAGCAGGCCGAAGCCCAGGCCAAGGGCCAGATTGACATGCAGAAGCAGCAGCTCGAGGGGCAGCAGAAGCTCCAGCAGTTGCAGGTGGAGCAGGCGGGCAAGGAACGGCTGGCCTGGATTCAGCAGTCGGCGCAGATTGCGATTGCGGGCGCCAAGATTGACGCCGAAGAGGCCCGCACGTTCGTGGATGCGGTGGAACAGCGGTCTGCGAAGGCGCTGGACCTCCACATGGAGCACTTGAGCCATGCTCAGGAAGCCTTGCACGCCACGGCGCAGATGACGCATGAGAAGGCGCTGAGCGAGCAAGAGCACGAGCAGGCATTGCGGGAGGCGCAGGTCGGCCATGCGCAGGCGCTCGAGCAGGCCGATCAGGGTCAGGCGCATGCCTTGGAGCAAGGGCAGCAAGCGGCGGACTTGGCCCCTGAGCCTGCGGAGCCGTCAGCATGATGAGCCTCCCGCTGTTGGAACGGCGGCGGGCCGTGATCATCTCGGATCTGCTGCTGAAGGTCGAAGTGGCCGACTGGCACGGCGTGGCCGATGCCGCCATGGACCTGCGGGAGATTGACGTAGCGATCAAACTGCTGAATAGCGACCGCAAACCCGTGTATACTTCGTGACCATACACCTTGGATAGAAAGTAACCAGCATGGCCGACGAACCGATTGCCGCCTCGTCAGCGGTCGCTGAAACGCCCGTTGCGCCCGATGCACCCGTCCTCCCGAATCTCTCGGGGATGAGTTCGGCGCAAGTGGCGGAATGGCGCAAGACCGGCGAAGCCCCGAAGGATGCCGCTGCAGAGTCATCCCCTGCCGAACCTGTGGAACAGGTCGCCTCAACGGAGGTCGCTGCTACGCCCGCCTCGGAACCGGGCTCACCGAAGAAGAAGAACGCCGAGAGTCGGAAACAGGAACTGCAAGCCGAGATTGACGGGCTGCTGAAGACGCGGGCGCAACTCCGCGCCGAAGTCCAAGCACCCGCCCCGGTCAGCCGCCCAGATGTTCAACCGGTAGCCTCATCGCCTGCCGCGGCCTTTCCTGATTACGATGCGTGGAGCACACAGCAGCCGTCTGGTGCCGATATCCGCTATGAACGCTACAGCGCCGAGTTTACGCTGGCGGTCGCGGCGGAAAAGGCGCAAGCGTTTGAGGAACAACGACGCTATCAGGCGGACGTGCGCGAGGCGGAAGAGGTCAAGCAGGCGTATCTCAGTCAGGCGGAAGTGTTCGTGCAGGATCACCCCGACTATTGGTCGGTGGTGAATCCCGTTACGACGCAGGTTCAGCCGACCCCCACCACGGAAGCGATGGGGAACGTGATTGCTCGCTCGGCCAGTCCTACGCAGTTGCTCTATCATCTCGGCCAGCATCGGGACGAGTTTCAGCGCATCGTCAGTTTGCCGCCGGCTCGCGCCGTCTATGAACTGGGGAAGATTGAAGCCCGCCTCACGCCTTCGTCGGTGCCATCTGTCCCTCGGACGAGTGCCCCGCCGCCTCCGCAAACGCTGTCTACTCGCGCTGTCGCGCCCGTGGATGATGTCGATGCGGCGCTGGCGTCTGGGGACTTTCGACGCTACAAGGCCGCGCAGAATGCGCGAGATGTGGCGTCACATAGATAGGCGGCTCCGATGCCGACAACGAACTCCTGGAATGTCGTCGATTGGCTGACGACTGAAGGGCTCCGACTGCTCACGAACAAGCTGGCCGTGGCCCAGTTTGGGAACACGAACTACAACAAGGAATTCACGCGGGACTTCGCGGTCGGAGAGACCGTCCGTGTCCCCCGTCCATTCCAGCCGACGATCCGCACCGGCCTCGGGTATAACCCGCAGGCGGTGACACGCATCTACACCACGGTCACGGTCGATCAGATTTTCGGCGTGGACCTCGAGTGGGATGACGTGCAGAAGGCGCTGGAAGTCACCCGCCCCGACGCGCAGCTCCGCGATCAGGTGCTCGATCCCTGCATGTCCTACATCGCGCAGGAGATTGACAGCCGGTTCACGCAGTATGCGTATCAGCACGCCAACAACGTCGTGGGCGTGCTCGGGACGGATCCGACCTCGACCACCATCACGATGCAGGCCCGCCAGCGGCTGATTGAGAAAGCCTGCCCGCCCTCGGGCAACAAGGGCTTCATCATCCCGCCCTCGGTGAACACGTCGCTGACCCCGGCGATTCAGTCCCTGTTTCAGCCCGATGACGAAGTGTCGCGGCTGTTCAAAGAAGGCTCCCTCGGGCGTCTGAGCGGGTTCAAGTGGTATGAGAGCATGTCGCTCTACAGCCACACCGCGGGCACCTGGGCCGGTGCCGTGACCATCACGACCACGATGGCGAGCGGCGATACCACGATTGCCATCACCTGCACCAACGGCGACACGTTCAAGAAGGGCGACAAGATCGGGATTACCGGCTTCTACGCCGTCAACCCGATGACCCGTCGCACGACCACCACGGCGACGACGATGCAGGTCACGGTCCTCGCGGACGTGACGGCCTCGGGCACCTCGGCCACGCTGAGCATCTCGCCAGCGATTTACGGCCCGGGTTCGCCGTATCAGAACGTGAACGCGCTGCCGACCGCGACGACCGCACTGGTCCTCTGGCCGGGCACCACGAGCCCGAACGGCAAAGTGGGCAAGGTCGGGCTGGCGATTCATCCCGATGCGTTCGCGCTGGTCGGGGTCAAGCTCGAGACGCCGAAAGCGGTCGAAATGTCCTCGCAACAGCGGGACCCCGACACCGGGATCAGCATCCGCTTTGTGAAGGCGTGGGATCCCGTGCAGTCGAAGATGATCCACCGGTTCGATGTCCTGATGGGCTTCGGGTCGCTCTATTCAGATAACTGCGCCGTGGCAATCGCCTGCGGTTAAGAGGAGAAGAACATGGCAATGCCTTACGGTTCTGGTT